AATGGATAAAAAGAAACAAATAGTAGATGAATGTACTAAATGTATTAACGATATTAATACTATAATTGATAGTATTGAGTTGGTAGATAGTAATGATGGAAGAATAGCCAGACTGTCACGTAATAAAGTTGTTTATACTTTATTTGAGTTGATGGATAGAATGGCTGATACTGAAATAGACATCTACAATTATTTAAAGGGGGATAGATAATGGACTGTTCATTGAAAAATGTTGTGGAGCACAATAAAATACCTAAAGTACAATATGCTGAGACAGTTTTTAAGTGCCCTGTTATAGATAGACAAATTTGTATGTGGTGTTGTCTTCATATAAGTGATGTTGCAGACCCAAAAACTAGAAATAAGACGTTGGATTATTCTTCACCATATTATGATTCTATACCGAAACTTACATCTCGTGATTGGAACAGTATATGGGTAACTTGTGAAAAGTGTAGGAATAATAAATAATATGCATAAAGAAATTCAAGATTTGGCTAGGAGTATTGACAAACTTAAATTTGCTACTAGAAAACTACAATTAAGCGCAAATGATTTAAAAAGAATAAGCCAAATTCCTTCACTTTCTTATAACGAGTTAGAGTTGATAAGAAGGGTGTTTAAATCTGTTAAGCCTAGTATTAGAAGTAAAGAGGATAGGGAACTTGCAGATTCTGTATTGGAGAAGACTGAATGGATAGAAAAAGCAGAATGTTTAGACGACTAAACAACAGTGAACCTAAAGGTTTTGTAATAATTGAGGAAGACGAAAGAAAACTTCTTCGTGAGTCAAATATGGTATTAATATGTGGTGAGATAGAGGACTGCTCTGCCCAAGATTTTATAGAAGATATTTATCTCATTATGAATAAAAATAGTGAACCAATAACTATTTTAATAGCTTCTGATGGTGGTAATGTAGAACAGGGTTTAGCTTGTATTAGGGCAATAAGGAAAGCTCAAGAGAAGGGAATTAAAGTTATCGGATCAGTTCATGGGGCAGCCATGTCAATGGCATTTTTTATTCTTCAAGCATGTGATGTTAGAAAGATGGGTCAGTTGGATATTTTAATGGCTCATGGTATAACATCATTTACTCATGGTGATCTTAGAAATATAGAGGCAGAACAGAAATTAATGAAATTTTGGCAGGCAAAAATTGCCTCCATGCTGGCAAGCAGATGTAAAAATGATTATTCTAAATTGGAGTTTTGGACGGCTATCTTATCGGATAATAAGCCTAATTATTATACTAGTACTGAGGCTTTAGAAATGGGATTGATTGATGAAGTAGCTCAGAATTGATATGGACGAAGCTCATGATGATTTAGTGGTATTTATAGATAGATTGATAAAGAAATATAATATTAACAATGATGATATTTCTTATATGTTATTGCAATTGGGTTTAAGTTACTATTTTAAAAGTATTGTTTGCAGGAAATTAAACATAGAGGAGAGGAAAGCAAAGGATGAACAATAATTTTGAGATTTATTTAGCTGGCAGAATTGATGGGTTAACTCTTGACGAAGCGAATAAACAAAGACAAATAATAGCAGAGAGATTGCTTGTTTATGGTATAAAATGTAGAAACCCTTTAAGGGGAAGAAGTAGAATATTTAATGGTAATGATTTAGTTAATTCTACCTCAGTTAAGGGGTTTAATATTAGTATACAAGAGATTATACAAAGAGACCTAAACGATATAAATCTTTGTAACGTTGTCTTAATACTTACAGGAGATGAGCCAAGTTGGGGTACTACAGCAGAATTTTGGTATTCTACTTTTGTTATTCATAAACCTACCTTGGTTATCAGTAAGAATAATTATGATATTGAGGGAAGTAATTGGATTAAACACTTCGCTACTAAAATAGTTCCAGACATTGATTCTGCTATTGTAACTTTAAAGGAATGGAAAATGTATTGGGATAATGGAAATAAAGTTTATGATATGAGGTAAATGAAATGGCATCTATGACTATTGATGAATTAAAAGCAGAGATTCAGCAACTTGGATTTGATGATAATGCTAAAGTAGTTGTTTTGGTTGGTAAAACTGCTGGTGGTAAATATCAGATTGTTCAAGTAAACGATGATGGTAAATTAGTAACAACAACTTAATAGAGAAGGTGAAACGTGAAGGTTATTAAAAGAACTGGATTGATTACCAAGTTTAACAAAGAAAAGATAGTATTGGCTATTACTAAAGCAATGAACTCTGTAGACGAGATAAACGAAAAATTAGCCAGCGATATAGCTAATGATGTTGAAAAGAACTTTTCTTCTTGTAAAGAAGTATCTGTAGAAGAAGTACAGGACTACGTAGAAGATTTGCTGATTAAAAGAGCCAGTTCAAAGTTAGCTAAATCATATATAATGTATCGTGCTAAACGTGCTGAAGTGAGAGAATTTAGAGACTATCTCGGTATAGAAGACGACTTAAAGTTTGGTATAAATGCTCTTTCTTTGTTAGACAGTAGATATCTGAAAACAGTAGACGGTAAAAAAGAGACACCATCTCAAATGTTTAAGAGGGTTGCTAGAGCCATAGCATCTGTTGAGAAGAATTATGGTAATCATCCTGCATACTGGAGTAAAGTTTTCTACAATTTAATGTCTAATCAATATTTCTTACCAAATACACCAACACTGTCTAATGGTGGAAATAAACAACTTAATCATTTATTTGCTTGTTTTGCTTTTGAGGTTGGTGATTCAATAGAAGAAATATTTCAAACGGTAAAAGATTGTGCTATGGTTCAAAAATGTGGTGGTGGGGTAGGTTTACATCTGTCTAAATTAAGACCTGCTGGTGATAATGTTAAGACTACTGAGGGAATAGCCAGTGGACCTATTTCGTTTATGAGAGTATTTGATGTTACCAGCGATGTAATAAAACAAGGTTCTATTCGCAGGGGTGGCAATCTTGGATTACTTTTAATAAATCATCCAGATATTTTGGATTTTATAATGTGTAAAAACGATGAGACTAAGCTTAATAATTTTAACATATCCGTTGCTATTACTGATGATTTTATGAGAGCGGTAAAAAATGATTTAGACTATCCTCTTATTAATCCTAAAACAAATAAATTAGTAAAGAAAGTGTCAGCCAGAAACTTATTTAAAATTATAGCCGAATCAGCGTGGAAAAACGGAGAACCTGGAATTGTATTTTGGGACAAGGTTCAGGCAGACAATCCTACACCGAAGTTGGGTTTCTTGATAAAGAATTTATGTGGAGAAGCAGATTTATTACCACAAGAGGCTTGTTGTCTTGGTTCAATTAACTTATCTAAATTTGTAGATAGGGATGAAAATAAGATAATATATTCTTCTTTGAGGAAAGTAGTTCATCATGCGGTAAGATTTTTAGATGATATAATTGATGCTTCAGACTACCCAACACCAGAGATAGAAAAAGCTGTAAAAGGCAATAGAAAGATTGGTCTTGGTGTGATGGGATTGGCTGACATGTTTTTTTATTTGGGTATTCCATATAACTCTGAACAAGCATTAAAAATTGCCGAAGAGATTATGGATTTTATAAATATAGAAGCAAAGAAAGCATCAATTAAATTAGCAGAAGAAAAAGGAAACTTTATAAATATATCACAATCTGTGTTTGATTCTCAACTGAGGAATGCAAGTATAACTGTTATAGCACCAACTGGCTCTCTAAGTATTATAGCAGAAACTACTGGAGGAATAGAACCAGCTTATGATATTGTATTTATTAGGAAGAACATTTTAGGAGGTAAAACTTTTTTTGAAGTAAATAAAGCGTTTGAAGATATTGGTAAGAAAGAGGGTTGGTTTACTCCTGAACTAGTAGTTAAACTTTCTAAGTGCCGTGTAAAAGAAGTTGATGAAATACCAGAAAAGTGGAAGAAAGTATTTGTCACAGCACTTGAGATAGCACCAGAATGGCATGTTAGGATGCAATCAGCATTCCAGAAACATACTACTTCTTCTATTAGTAAAACAGTAAACTTACCTAATAATACTACAATAGAAGATGTTGAAAATATTATAAAGATGGCATATGACTTAAATCTCAAGGGAATTACTGTTTTTAGAGATGGAAGTCGTAGCGAGCAAGTTTTATCTAAACCTTTATGTATTGAGTGTGAAGAGGGCGTATGTAACATTAATTAATTTTTTAATTTGGTTGGTATAGCCAAAAGTGGTTGATGCCATTTTTTAATTTTATATTTTTGGAATTTTAATGGAATTATTATGTGCGATATGTAATGAGACAAGTGTAAGAAGGGGCTTTTTCTGCAAAGCATGTTATGATACTTATAAAGAAGATATACTTAATCATGCATCGTGGATAAAGGTATGTAAAAGTACTGAAATAGCCAGACGCAGGCAAGAAGCCAGAGCTAAAAATATTATCTATTTAGGTGATGAACTTGATGTAGATAATAATGGTAGACTTGTGTTTAGGGACTAAAATGGGTAGAAAAAAGAAAGGTGCTGACCTGCAAACAAGGTTAGACCTATATTTAAAAGATTATGAACTTGACGAGTTAAACAAATCTAATGATTTAGCATCATTAAGGCAAATGTGTCAATTAGAGATAAATATAGATAGTATGCATGATCATATTTCTAAAATAGATCCAAGCAAAGACTCTAAGACATATAAAGATATAATGATGTCTATACGTGATGCTGTTAATGCTTATACAGTACTACAGGATCAGTTAGGAATAGCAAGGAAGAAAAGGGCTAGTGAGAATGAGGAAACACCACTAAGTTATATAGAAAGATTAAAATCTCAGGCGAAACAGATTATGGACAGAAAGCTAAAAAAGCTTATTTGCCCAAAATGCAATCTTGTTTTAGGTAAGTATCATGTTTATATCACTAGGAAAGGAGAGGTCGGAGCAATAGCTTATGAAAATAAGCCATTAGAATTAATAAAGTATAACTTTACTGTTGAATGTTCCAAATGTGGTGCTTTAGTCACTACTGATAGAGATAATATACTTGGTGTAATTGTGTAATGAAAGAAAAATTAATTTTAAACGATGATGATGTTGCCGTATCTGATTTATTAGAAGATCCAGTTTGGTTTGGAGAAGTAATTCGTTCTGCTGCCGAAGATAAACCAGAACAAGCACAATCTTGGGAATTTGATAATTATCAGAAAAGAATGCTATTAGACAATTCTAATTATATAAGTGCTTGTACTGGTCGTACAACTGGAAAAACAGTTTGCCTAGAAACACGTCTTATTTTTGATGTTGTTTCTGGTTTATATAGAAAAGCAAGTGAAAATGAAGTATTATTTGTTGTTCAGAACAAAGCACAGCTAGAACCAGTGTTTCTTAGATTAACGAAATTCTTTAGGAGACATCCTCTATTAAAATATTTTATTGATAAAAACAGTATTAACTTTTCTCAACATGAGATAAAATTGCTAAACGGTGCGATGATAAGATGTAGGATTATCGGATCTACTGCTGATAGTAATATTATAGGTCTGCACGTACCATGTATTTATGTAGACGAGGGGCAAGTATTTAATTACTCCGCCTGGAATAGTTTAATGCAATGTTTAACAACTTGGGACGAAGGTTTCAAATTATGGGTATCTGGAGTTCCTAACGGATTGAGGGAGAAAAATGTACTTTATGAAGTAGACCAGGTAGATGGGAAGTTTTCTAAGCATAACGTATCACGTTTACAAAGTCCACGATATACAAAAGACCAACAGGCAACAGATTTGAAACAGTATGGTGGAGCAGATGGTGATGATTATGTTCATCTTGTTTTGGGTGAGCATGGTTCACCAGCCTTTTCTGTATTTGATAGAAAGTTAATGAAAATAGAAAATTATCCAGTATCCGTATCATTACTGAATAATATATCTCTTGAAGCATCTGGCGGTAAATTTTATGAATTACTGTCCGCTCCAGAACCACCAGCAAACGATTTAATTATTGCTGGATGTGATATGGGGTTTTCTGCAGAACCGACAATTATTACCATATTATATCAGAAAAATAATGTGTGGAGAGAACATGCTAGATTTGAATTAAGAAGAATAAAATACCCCATTCAGGCTAGAATAATAGACTGGTTAGATAAAATATATAGATTTAATATGATAGCTATGGATGCTGGCAGTTCTGGACTAGCTATATCACAGTTTATTCAAGAGAATCAACAAAACATGTTTAAAAGATTAGTAATGGTTGATTTTCAAGGAATTGTTATTACTGGATATAATGAAGACGGTTCTGAGGTAAAAGATCGTGTAAGAAAATTTACTATCGGGCAACTACAAAAGTGGTTACAAAATGATCAGATTTTAATTTTATCAATGCAGGATGATGATGTTATATCTGAGTTGGAACGTGTTGGATTTACTAGAGATATGCTAGGTGTTCCTAAATATTTTGTATATTCACCACAAGGCGGGCAAAAAGGCGAGGATCATATTCTTGCGTCCTTATTGACGTGGGTTTATGGGTATTATTATAATTATTTTTCACCTGAAAAACCTTCTACACAAAGAAAATATAGTGAGTTGGCTCAGGGTGGATGGTATAAACCACCAAAGAGGTAATACATATGGCAGAAAATAAACTAGACTCGATGAAAACAAATACACGCAGGATAACAAAAACTGATCCTGAAACAACTGGTATGAGACTTGCCAAAGCTCAAGTGAATCAAATATCTGACCCTTGGTTGCAAAATAGTCCTTATATGACCCAAGTTACAGGTGGGGTTGATAAGATGGAAGTACCAAAAGAATGGCAAAAGCTTATTCAAGTTTGCAGATTCTTTTATAGACGTGATCCTATTGCTGGCAGTGTTATCAATAAAATGGTTGATATGTCTATCTCCGAAATGAGAAACAGGCAAGGTGATTGTACTGATGAAGAGTTTTGGGTATATAATTCATTAGCTGATAAACTACAAAACTTCTATAGGGATGTTTGTTTAGAATATCTTTTATCTGGTTTAGTCATTCCACAATATGAGTGGGTTAGAAAACCAGGTGATGAAATAAATGAGAAACTAAACTCAAGAAGAAGAGTCACAGTTCCAGATAATATTTGGTTTCGTGATCCAGCAACTATAAGGATTGAGAAATCTACTGTGATACCAAATAAACGATATTATTATGTTAAAATAGATGCAGAATTGGTTGAGTTTATTAAAAATAAAGGGAAGAGAAGAGATGGTACTTGGGATAGAGAATTGTATGAAGCATTTATGGAAAATTATCCAGAGTTTGTTAAGGAGATACAAAACGTTAAAGGAACAACTACTGATATTTTACTTTCTGATGTGAGACCAATACTTGGTAGAACACTACCAGAAGATGCTTATCCTATTCCCTTTATGAATAATGCTCTTGAGGCTTTAATTCATAAAAGAAATATTAGAAAGATGGATTATTCCATAGCTGCAAGAGTAACTGCTGCAATACAACTTATTAAGTTAGGTAATGATGAATTTCCTTGTACTGATGAGGATGATTTCGGTGTAATTAAAGAGCAAATGAATTATAAAAATACAGCTACTGGAGAAGCAGAGAGAATATATCAATTATTTGCTAATCATACTTTAGAAATACAATGGATATATCCAGAGACTGCTGCAATGTTGAATAATGATAAATATCGTGAAGTAGACGATGATATTATTGCTGCTTTTGGTTTTCCTAGAACACTAATCACTGGTGAAACAATAAGGTCTAATGTTGCAGGCGGATCAGATTTTGCTACTTCATCTCCAATTGCCACAATGGAGGCGATAAGAGATAGATTAGTAGATTGGACAATTGGACTATACGAAGAGATTAAAGATAAAAATAATTTTAATCATATAGCAATACCAAGATTTGAACCAATGAAAATATATAGACTTCTTGACTTATCTCAAATTGGTCAAATGCTTTATCAAGAAGGTTCTCTATCTAGAACCAGCAGACTTGAAATGTTTGGTCTTGATATTGATACTGAATTTGAGAGAAAGAAAGACGAACAAGAAAAAATGAAAGATTATGGATTAGACCAAGCACCACAAATGCCATATTCTTCACCAAAGATTGGTCAACCAAGCGGTAAAACACAAGAGCAACCAATTGAACAACCTAAAGAAACACAACAAAAAGTTAGAGGGAAGAAAACAACTGTAACACCAGAAGAGTAAGGAGTTTTTATGAAAAAGGTTTTAATTACTGGAGTGGCGGGATT